CCGCTGCCTGGTTCGGTCGCCCAAATTCCTTGTACCAAGCAGATGGGTCCTTTGTCGTATCCGCGCCCATCTCAACAAAGATAAAATTTCCTTCTTGCTGAACGGGACTAACGAAGAGCGTCTTTGCCGTGGCGCCGGTCCATGACTCCGATGTCATACGCAGATAGTGGTACATCAAACCGCCAAAGTAATCTCGGTTCTCATCCAATAAAGCAAACACAACCTGGTCGATATCCTTTTCGGCTTGGACCAGCTGCTCCAGATAATCGTCGATGTTCCAAGTCATCCTGCTGCGCACTGGCATGCTATACCGTGCCTTTCACCCGTTCCACGCGCAGGACAACCCAACGATTGCGACCCTGCACTGGGTCCACGGACAGGATCTTCCACGCTTCGCCCCCCTTGAGCACCTGCCAGGTTTCGAGTACGTCGCTTCGATGCCGAATGGTTACAGTTGCTCGTTGGATAGATTTGCCGGCATCGCTCGTTACAGACTCATCTCCGTGATCATTCACCCACTTCGCCCGGACTGTAGGGTTGGTGGGCACGTTGGCATAGGTTTCCTTCTGTGCTCCACCCGGATCCTTGACGATCGTGGGCTGCTGGAAAGTGATCAGTGTCCGCAGCTCGCCGGCGTTGACAGCAAAGTCAGCCATGTCACGCGCTCACATCGTCCGCAGGGTGCTTCAGCACCACCACATACTGGCTCTCGGAGAGGTCGCCGGCATCGGTCTGTTGGATTTCATCGGCTTCGCTGATGGTGGCTTCGAATTTCGAAGACTGGTCACCAGTGGCACCATACACACCCACCAACGTAATGACATCATCTCCGATGCGCGTTCCAGGAAGAGAGATCGAGCCTGCTCCATTCCGGCCTTCGAACTCATACTTACGGTACTTGAGTGCCTCTGCTTCCAATGCGACCAGTGCACCGGAGAGCGAGCCTGGCGCCTGTCCAACCATGCCGGGATTGTCGTACCAGTAGGTCAACAGCATCCCAGCCGCCAGCTTCGCCGTGCTATGGATCGGTGTATCGACAGTCCAGTTATGTCCGGTCGCCTGCTGGATGTACTGATCTACCAGCGGCAGGAATTGCAGCATGACCGCGTCATCGGCGGTCGAGCGCAGGAAATTGGCAGCTTCAGCAGCGGTCAGGATGTTTGCCATTGGTTCGTCTCTCAACCCTTCCAGGAGGGTGAGGGTCGCACCCTCCTGGAAGGGAAATCAGGCGGGGAGGTGCCGCCTGGTGTTCCTACTATTCCTGGACAGGCTCAGCCTCGTCTTCCGCGGGTGCGGTGGGCTTGGCTTCAGGCGCTGCTTTCTTCCCGGGCGCCTTTGGTTCTGCCTTCTTACGGCCGGATCCCTTGGTCTTCTTTTCGGGGACCTTGGACTCTACGGCCGTGGGCTGTTCAGGCGCAGGTGTTTCTACAGCAACGGGTTGATCGATCGGGACCTTGCGCGCCCAACCAGCGTTCTCATGGGCTTTCACGTTGCCTGGATGGACGGGTTTCTCTTCGCCGTCTTTGGTCATCTCGACCCATTTCACATATGCGGGGTTTGTATCCACAATCGCCTCCTACTTCAGGTAATACAGATCCAGCAGCTTGGTGCCGTTGGGTGTGCCATTGAGAGCGAAGAGATTCTTCTCCACTTCATCGGCGTCCACAGCGAGCGTGCCACTGTCCGTGGATCCGTCGAACAACTTGACCAATAACAGCGCGGCATTGTCTACGATGTGAGGCATGCCGAATTTCTTGGCGATGCCCACGCTCACAGTATCTGTGCCGGCGTGGGTTTCTGCCGGCAGATCGAACTTGGTCACGGTGGCAAATGCTTTCGTGCCTTCCACTTCAGTGGCGCCATTGAGCGCAATGGTGTCACTGATGACACCGCCCTCGATGTCGGTTCCGTGGACAACAACATCACCGGCGATGCCTGACGCATTGCCTTTTACGGTTACCGTGCGTGGCACATCCGGATTTGTGATATTGGCGGTGATCTCCTGCGCCTCTGCAGTCAGAGCAATTGCAGCATGAACCGCGGTTGCGCTGATGGCATCCGGAGCGATCTGATAATGCACAGGCAAAAAGACATTCAGCGCTTGAGCATCATTGCCAGCAATCGCGCCATCGCGCTTGATCTCTCCACCAATGATCCAGGTGTCGCCACCATCCACCATTCGGTTTTTTGTAATTGCATTGCCCATTTGAGTGTTCCTTTCGATAGGCATTCCCTCTCCCGATTTGGGAGAGGGGGAAAGTAGAGATGGTGAAACTTACGCCGGCAGCGTCACAGCCAGCACCGCCATCGCACCGGTATCGATCTCAGCGCTGTCGAGGCGGGCGATCCCGCGGACCTCGGTACTGTTCGAGCGCCAGGCTTTGCCGCCCACATTGGTGGACGCAAATTCGAAGCCGTTGCGGCGGAACAAGGTCATGTAGGAGCGACCGTCGCCGATCGCAATGCGAGCGCGTGCCGGTGTCGCCAGGTTCGGCCAGTGAGCATCGCTCAGCACGACCACGGGACGACCCTTCACCCGGAACTGTGTCGGGGCGCTGGGGTCGGGCTGCAGCAGCGGACGCCCTGTGCCGTCATCCAACTGATCGAGCACATCGAGCCCGCTCTGGTTCGTAAGAAGGGAGGCGCTGGCCGAGAACGCCGGATCCAAAGTCTTATTGAGCACGGTCTTGATCTTGCTGAGCGACGTCTTGTAGTCCGTCACCGCCGTGGCAGAGATCGCATTGATCAATGCCAGCACCAGGCTGTTATCGGTCAACACGAGCTTCCGGCCGAACCACCTTCCCAGGTAATCCATGATGCCGACCGGCGTGTCCTGCAGCAGGGTATTGCTCACAGGCAGGAAGTCGCGGTACTCTTCGAGGGTGAAATCGATCTTATTGAACTTGGGAGATTCGCCCTCGACCGTGCGCTCTTCCATCTCTGCTGAGCTCTTCGTCAGCGGCAGTGCCGCAGCGAACTGCTCGATCACGCGCCAGCCAGTGAGCGTGATCACGCTCTCGACATTCACGAAGTTCCCCAAGTCGATGTATTGCCGCGTCAACTCGATGATGCGGTTATCGAAATCTACCGGGTTCAGGAAGCCGCCGTCTTCACCCGCCGGTGATCCACCGGTCTCTGTCAGAGCGTTGATCAGCAACGGGAACTGCTCCGCGCTGTGCTGCCCGTTCTTGACACTCTTGGGTGTCGCACCATTCCGGAAGGCCTGCAGCCACTGCTGCATGTACTGCGGCGACATGCGCAGGTCCTGGATTTCACGCGGCTCGGGCTGGCCGCCCATCGGCACAAAGCGCTGAGCAGGGTCACTGCCGTTGCCGCCGCTGGTCGCCGCCAGGGTGGTGAGATAGAGACTGTTCGCCTGGTCGTACTCGCGGTTTGCGGCTTCCAGCTTGGGCTGCAGCGCGAGCGCCTCGTCGAACTTGTCCTCATCGTTCAGGCGCACAATTTCCGAGGCAATGCGGTTGCGCTCGGCTTGGGCCTTCATGACACGGTCGTAAAGTTTCTTCATGAGCTACTCCTTTGTCACAAATTGTCGGGCTTGAGCGGCAAGGCGCTTTGCCTGGCGCGCTTTCTCATTGACCGCGGGCGGCTCGGGAACGCTGGATAATTCCAGGATCGCACGCGGAACATTGACATAAGTGGATCTCAGTACGTTGGCGTACTGGGCTGTTTGGGCAGCGGCCTTGCTGGGTCCCGTCAGCACTTCATCAGCAAAGCCATTTGCCACGGACTCGCTGGCGGTCATCCAGGTCTCATCATTCATCATTTTGATAAGCTTCTCGGCGTCGAGATTGGTCTTCGCCTGATAACCTTCGACGATGCCGTCCCTGATGACCTTCAGGTCATCGATGAAGGCTTTGAGATCGTCAACGTTGTAGTAACCCAGCAATCCCACCAGCGGGTTGTGGATCATCATGTAGGCGCTCGCCTGGATCTGGACGCGGTTGCCGCTGATGGCAACCATCACAGCTGCAGAGGCGGCGATCCCATCCACCTTGACCGTGACCGGCCCGGAATAATCCCGGATCGTGGCTGCAATGACCGAGGCAGCGATTAGGTCGCCACCATACGAGTTGAGCCGCACGGTCACCGGTCCGTTGTTGCCGCGGCGGTAGAGTTCATCCTTGAACATCTTGGGCGTGACCTCGTCACCCCACCAACTGAATTCGGAGATAGGACCATAGATCTCCAGCTCCGTCTCGCCGCTTTCACTTTCTGCGGCATTGCGGAAGGTCCAGAAGGGTTCATGGGGCTGAGCGTTTCCGTGGAAACAGCGGATGGGTTCAGGCGGCATTTTGTGCTCCTTTGGTTTGACCGAGGGGTTGAACACTCGATTGCATGTAAAGCAAATCGGCAGCGGGGTTT